GAAAAGCTATTAAGGCGCTATCCGCGAAGGAGTACGCTGCTACGACTCGCGCAAAGCGTAAAGCGACGAAGAAGGGTAAACAGGTTTCTAGGCAACCGAAGAAGATAGCGAAGAAGACACGCGCGTATAGGAAGGTACGATAGTGGCTACTAAACTTGTTACAAAGTTTGTTGACCTCACCACGACGAACCAGACGACGGTGTATACGGTGCCTGCTAATCACTCGGCTGTGGTTCAGGCTATTATTTTATCTAATACAGACTCGACTAATCGAAACATACTTATACAGAGAGTAACCGGGGCAGACGTACCCCTTACATCAAACATATTCGAAGCACGTGCTATATCGTCTAACTCTTCCGTAGCATTAGTGGACGCAAATACTCCACTGTTTTTAGATGCGGGGGATGCTATTAAAGCTACGGCAACAACCTCTAACACTCTGCTTATAACTCTCTCTGTAGAAGAGAGATACGATCCTAACAAGTCATAAACAAGGGAGTAAATTATGGCTGCAAAATCTGATTATCTAGAAAAGAAAATTCTAGATTACGTTCTCACAAACACGGCTGACTGGGCACCAACTTCCGTACACTTATCTCTTCACACAGCGGACCCTACAGACGCAGGTACTGGTGCAGAGGTATCTGGTAACGGTTATGGTCGTCAGGCAATAACTTTTAATGCGGCACATGCTACGAATGGAAGCACTACTAATAGCTCTTCCGAGACGTTTACTGCTAGTGGTGGTTCATTCGGTACAGTAACGCATTTTGGAATATTCGATGCTTCTAGTGGTGGAAATTTGTTGTATCACGGCGCACTGACAGCATCTAAGACTATTGCTGACGGAGATTCAATCACCTTCGCTGCGGATTCAATCACCATTACAGAGGCGTAGATTTCATGTCGGAATCGAATGCGTACTATGAAGTCCTACCAGTTGTGCTTCCCCTCGTAAAAATTCGTTGTTATGACGAAAAGGGAAGAGAAGAGGTAGCGGTACTAGAAGACATTACGGGGTGGAGCCTTAATTCTGTGAATGATGCGTGTGAAGTAAAATTTCAAGAGTGGGTTGCATCTAGGTAATGGCTACTTACTGGATAGACCCTTTTTTAGAGGCTACCACGCAGGGTGCAGGTACGACTGATACCTCTACTAAGGACGGCTCATATGCTGCGCCCTTTTCTCTTAACGATTTCATAAGCACCAGTAATAGTGCTATAAGCACAATAAATGGTACTAGTCTTTCTGACGGTGACGAATTGCGAATGAAAGGCATTGCCTTCAGTACGCTTTTTGGTAGTGAAGGAAATGTCTATGGCTACCACACCGTCGGCACCCAACTTACCACAAGCTATTTATACCCTGTAACTGGTAATAGCACTTTTGACGCCACGTCTAGTGACACTACTTCTAATTTATTTGCTTTTCAAAATAGTGATATAGCTAGCTATCTTCCTAACTGGAGTCACCCGCTATTTTTTGCGGGTAATGAACACAGCACTAGTAGCAGAGTAAGCACCCTTCTTCACTCGTTTATCTACCCTGTTATACATGTGCAGATGGGTCACAGTTCCGCAAGCAGTACCGGAATTGAGCTTTTTAGAGTAAAGGATGAATACGCTAATATTATAAGTTATAGCTCTAGCCACCACTATTCTTTTAATATTTCTGTAAAAGTTACTTTGTCCGCAGGGTGGACAAGCGAAACAGAACAAAATGGTTACAGCATTTTTGAAGTGTATGGCTCTACAAATTTTAGATATTTTTACATAAATTCTGCTAGTGCAACCAAAATAAAATACGACTGTGAGCGCCTTATTTTTTGCCAATCTGAACATCCCGGCGCAGCTAGTTATCAGGGATTGTATGCGGAATTTCACGAAAGTGATGCTAGGGGCGAGGCTACAGACCACGTATTTCCCATATTCGCACTTAATTTTTTTTACATAACTAATTGGTATTATGGGGGTTACTCTGGAGATACGTGTGTCTTTCCTATGATTACTGGGGGGTTAGAGGGTTACGATAGTTACATAAGACTTTTTCCGTCGAGTACTTCAGGTTCTGGAGCTACAACTACGTTTAAAAATTTTATATCTGGTCAGTGCTACCTTAACTTTCTGAGAAGTTACAGTAACCACGCACATAAACTCGGAAATATGTATGCTAAAGCCTACGATGACTCTTCAGTTTCGGGTACACAGAAACTTTTGAGGTATTCAACCAGCTATCTACCTACCACTTCAGGTAATTCCGTTACTTATTTACAGAATAGTGTTTACTGTGCGCTGTCATCGAGCGACAGTTACGATATTGTTTTAGATAATCTCGGAGGAACAGTCGTCTACGAATCCGGTTTGAAGAATCCCGGACTAGCTCCTCTAGCGTCTGTTGTACCCGGCGTAGGAACATACGGCGACTATCTAGGCCCAGTAATGGGAGGTGTGGAATCTTCTGAATCAAGCAGCCTTGCTCTTTTTAATTCAACAAAAACAATCAACGCGTCACAGAACTGGTATGACCCCAAGTTGACTCGCGACGGAATTTTTGATCCGATAACTTACACATCTTTTGGAAAATTTATTCTCGGCGGTAGTAACTACAAGACTACTGCTCACAATGTCGGTTTTAACGTAAATAGTGCTTTAAGCTCAACTGCTGCTCCGCAATTTTTAGTCGCATCTGCAGAACATAATGATTACGATGGAAAACCTGTATCTTTGATAGGTGATCCATACACTGCGGGGACACAGTTTCCTGCGCTTATGTACAACGACACTGTTAGCAGTACAGATGTTCTGGTTGGACAGTGGTGTGGAACAACGACCGGCAACTCATCTACACAGTCGTGGATACCTCTCGATCTTGCTGTTCCGAGCTACACTGCCGGATCGGACGATTTAAGAGCAAAAGTTGTTGTGGCTTATGCAGATGGAAGTAGTAATTCTGCGGCAGGGTCTATTCTTTTACGAGCGTGGCACAGGGATACCACTCAAACAGGTAATTTTCGCGTGTATAGCTCATCAGCTACAGCCGTATCTGCAGGAGGTGACCCTAGCTCACCCACAACAGTTACTTTAAATTTAAGTAATGTGCCGACCAGTGGTCAAGAAGATATTACTAGCGTGTGTTTAGGTATTCGTCTCGACTTTGCTTCGAATACTAACATCCAAAAATACTACATAGTTTCCGCTGACATAGAGACGTATTAAGATGGCTTTACCGAGAGTAGGTGCAATAGGGTTTTACGATACCCTCACTGTTTCTGGACTCGGTTTTGTTGACGCAAACTTTTCCTCTGGTGGTGCAGCAGCAACAGAACATACCGGTGCGGCTTCTGTGTCAGGTTCTGCTTCTGTTACTGCAGCGGCAGCACTTTCCGGAGACGGACAAGCATCTATTACCGGCACAGGCTCTGTGTCTGCAACTGGGGTACGAACTCAACTAGCATCAGCAAGCGTCACTGGCACAGGCTCCGTAACTGCTTCTGGAGTGCGAGTTCATCCCGGAACAGGCAGTGTCACCGGCACAGGCTCTACATCTGCATCCGTTACGTTTGAAGGAAAAGGCGCAGCAAGTGTCGCAGGAACCGCAAGTGCTATCGGTTCGACCACAGGTGTTGTTTCAAGCGCATCAGCAAGCATCACCGGCACAGCATCTGTATCTGCAACGCCAGAACTCACTTTAGATGGAGAAGCGTCTGTTAGCGGAACTGGCTCTGTGTCCGCAACCGAAGAATTTACAGCTAAAGGGGCGGCGAGTGTTACGGGCACAGGCACTACGTCTGCAGCAGTAACACTCACTCATTCAGGGGGAGGTAGTGTTACCGGTACGGGTAGTGCTACTGCAACGGGGGGATTTGTCTTTACCGGAGCGGGTTCAGCCTCTGGGCCAGCATCCGTAACAGCAGCAGGAAACTTGCTTGCGGATGTATCCGGAACGAGTTCTGCAACCTCTTCAGTAAGTTCTTCCGGCGACTTAGTCGCGGATGTTACATCCGGTATAACCGGCACGGCAACAGTATCCGGCGCAGGCACACTCACAGGAAAAGGCGTCGGGGCCGTATCCGGTGCAGCGACAGTAGTTGCGGACGGATTTCTTTCCTTCCGTTTCGATCCGGCGCTGTATGAACGGGGCCGTGCTGTGCTTGTCAGTCAAGAGCCTGCACGAGAAGTGGCAATCCGTGAACCGTCAGATCGTATAGTATACATTCTTCAAGATACGCAGCGCACTGTTTCTATCCGTAAAGAAAAGATACGGGTGATATCTGTAGCCCAGCCGCAAAAAAGATTAGTAAAGGTAGCATAACATGTCATTACGTTGGCCTGACAAAGACCCGGACGAACGGCTAGACTACACTGTAGACTGGTCTCGATACCTCGATCTCGATAGTGTAACCATAGCCTCTGTTGCGTGGCGTTTCATACAGGCGAACGGCACAGAGTCGAGTAACTTGTCTGCTTCAGATACGTTTAACGGCATCACTGTAAACAGCATTTCGAACACAACTACGACTGCAACTATTGTGCTATCGGGTGGAACCGCAAACATAGACAACAAAATCATCTGTGAAATTACAACGAGTTCGTCATCTAAAACAAGTGCTGCTATTGTTACGAAACGAGTAATTAACTTGCGAGTGAGGGAGCGTAGCTGATGCCGTACAATTATCTCGATATCGTCAACGAGGTTGGCAGACGCCTAAACGAGGTAGAACTAACAACTACCAATTTTGCTACCGCAAAAGGGTTTCACGGCACGATAAAAGATGCGGTGAACTCTTCTATCCACGACATCAATCAGTACTATCTCTACTGGCCTTACAATCACAACTCGGACGAGATCACGCTGGTTGCTGGGGAGACTCGCTACTCGTTTGCAGATGAAGCTAAGTATGTAGATTTCGATACGTTCCGAGTGAAGCGAGATTCGAGTCTCGACTTAGGCAGGGCACGTAAGCTACGTAAGATTACATACGTAGAATACGTTGACCGTTACATAGACCAAGAAGACGAGACAGATACCTCGAAGGGCGGTGTGCCTGAATTCGTATTCCGATCACAGGATGGTTACTTCGGCATCATACCCATGCCTGACAAAGCGTACACAGTTGAGTACGAATATTTTTTACACCCTGTAAACCTATCTTTGCACGATGACGTGCCTATGATACCAGAGCCGTACAAACATGTGATCGTAGACGGTGCTATGTACTACTGCTACATGTTCC